TCGGTGGAGGCATAGCCGCCCGCAACCTGACCGAGGTCCTGCCCGTTGGAGAAGCGAAGTAGACGGTCGATGATCATGTGATGGTCCTCCTTAGACCGGAACGATCTGGGCTTCGGTTGACACGATTGCGTCGACCGTTCGGACTGGCACGCCACGGAACGTCGTGACGGGTTTGCCTGCCCACTGCTGCATCTGGAGCAAGACGTTGGTCTTGTTCACAGCTTGGATGTCGAGGTAGGTGGAGACGATACGGTTAGCATAGATCGCCGTCGTGCCCATGTTGCCATTGATCGACGGCGTGTCCGAGGTCTGCACAGGCGCGACGGAAACCGGCGCGGTGGGCAGGCGATGGAAGGCGCGGATCAACAGGTTGATGAGGTTGGCAGCGGAGACACCGCCGAGCTGGGTAACGTCGATGTTGGCAATGCGGCAGATGTAGCGCCAGTCACGGACGCACAGGCCGAGTTCCCACTTGAAGTGATCGACGTAGGCTTGGTAGTTGCCGCCCGAGCCATCGCTCACGCGCCACTCGCCGAGATCGCGATGCTGGAGGCCGGTGATCTTGCCCTTGGGGAAGATGCCGTGCATCGTGTCGCTGCCCCACGTGCCGATCCACATGGAGGTGTTGGTCGAGCCGGTGCCGCCGCCGTTGAGGACGTTGGCAGCGGTCTGCGACACGGAAGTGTCGAGGCTGGAGTAGCGGGCCGCGAGGCCAGTGAAGCGATCAGGGTTGATCGTTTCGTTACCATAGATCAAAGTCGTGGCCATCTGCTGGGACATGCCCTGCAGGAAGGCGCGCGTTTCTGACATACGGAAGCTGGCGGTATTGCCGTTGAGGTCCGCCACGTCCTTGTCGATCTGCGAGTAGGTTTCGAGGTTACCCGTCGCGTCGGTGATCTGGGCCGTGGTGGACTTCGCGTTCGGGACGCCGGTGTTGAGTTGGCGCCACGTGGCTTGGGGGATGCCGGTGCGGACCGTGGTCCGGTGGCCGGTCGCGAGATTGCCCTCCATGACGAGCATGTCATCGAGGATTTCGTTCGTCTGAGACAGCAACTCGATAATGGCGGCGATCGCCATGTTCTCGGTTCGCTTGGCCCAGTCCGCGTAGGTTAACACGGTAGAGGTCTGCGTTGCCATTGGTTAGGCTCCAAAGAGGAAGTTGGGGGTGGGTAGTACACTCATCGGGTGATCAGTCTGGGCATAGCCGTTCGTCCTCTTTGAGGCCAAATCACTCGGGGAGATTGGGGTAGATAGCGGCGGCGAGGGAAGTGCGGCCAGCGCCGGGTGCAGCCACAGGCGCAGGGGACTGCGCTGCGGTTGGGCGGCCTTCGGTCACTTTCGCTGCCATCGCGTAGAAGGCTTTGATGAACGCCGGGTTGTCGCCGACGCCGGTGAGGTTCATTGCTTCGCGGAAGCCCTTGGAAAGCTCAGGGCCGAGATTGTCGATGGCCCGACCGACCGACTGGAGCACCTCCGGCTTGATCTGCGTTCCAGTGCCGATGGTCGTGTCGGCGACTGCGTCCTTGCGCCAGCCTGCTTTGAGATCGGCGAAGGCCGTGGCAGAAGCGTCGGCGGAGGCCTTCATCTTGGCGGTGAAAAAGTCTACGGCCTTCTGGGCTTTGTCCTGCGGTAGGTTCAGTTCCTTGAGCAGCGTCTCCGCTTCGGTGCGCAGTTCTGCGGGCATCTCAAAGCCTTCGGGAAGCGTGAAGTCCTCGTACTTCTCCGGCGCACCCTGCAGACCGTCGGCCGGGGGCTCAGTGAGAAGCGTCTCACCCGGCTTGGGTTCAGTTGAGGGCGGCTCCACCGGTGGGGTCGTAGTCTGCGGCGAAGGGGAGTTCGGGCTCGTCGGCGGAGCGTCCGGGTTCCCCTGCGCCAACAGGGTGCCCGCCGGTAGCGGCGACGGCGTTCCGGTCGGGGAGATCGGCTGAGGTGCTGGTTCGGTCATTGTGTTCTACCATCATCTTGAGGAACATGTCGGGGAGGTGAAGCATCAGATCGGCTAGCATGGCGAGGCCGCGAGCGCGGGTGCCTTCGTTGAACGCGGAGGACAGGGCTTCACCCGTGAAGGTGGAGGAGAATACGTTGGCTTCTTCCATCTGGCGCCAGAGCCAGAGGCGGCCGCCATAGGTGGAGGTCAGGTGGCGAAGCCCTTCGACCCGCTCGGTTTCGTAGCGCTGCGCGGACTTCTCGGCTTTGCGAACGTCTTTGATACGGGAGGCGTTTTGCTGCACAGTCATGACGGCACCCCGCCGGTGAGGGCTTGCAAGGCGTTGGCGCGACCACCCATGTCTGCTGCTGCAAGGTTCTTAGCTCCGGCGCTGAGCTGCTCCGCCATCGCTGCGTTCTGCGCGGCCTGCTGTTGGCGCTGACGCTCCTGTCGCATCGCGAGGACAGCGTCAATCGGCCGCATCATCCGCGGGTCGTTCTGCTGAAGCTTGGAGTAGTTGTTCATGGTGAAGTCGAGGTCGAACAGGTCCATTACCTGCGGGTCGATCCCGGCGAGGTTGCCCGCGAAGCCAAGGGTGCGCTCGATGCCTGCGGCGGCGACGGCCTCCTGCGTTGCGGCCAGCATGGAGACGAAGTTGATTGTGATCGGGCGACCGGCGATCGACGGCGGCGGGTCTGGGAAAATGCCAGCGCGGAGGCATATGTTGAACGCGCGTTCAACGATCGGCTTGAGGCCCTCGTTGTCGATGCGCTCGAACACCGGCCCAAGCATAATCAAGGCTTCGGCCTTACGCTGGTCGATCTCGGTGGTGGTGATGTTGGACTTGGTTTCGTACTGGGACAGCGGCTGGAACAGGTGGTTGTAGAAGGTGTACTTGAGCCGCTCGCGGACTTCGTTCAGGTCCTCGGTGATCTCGCCGACCGGGAAGCGGGTTTCGTAGATTGAGCTAATGCCGGGCTTGGTCGACTGCATCATGCCGTTGATGTAGTTCAACGCGCCGGGAAGCAAGCTCGCGGGGGTGTTCTTCATCGACGCGTCAAGCGCCAGCGGCGGGTTCACCATCTTGTCGATGGCTTGAGCCTTACGCCGGGTTTCAACTTGGAGTTGCTTCTGGTCGCCGAGGCCGTCCATGCCAACGCTGCGGCCGTAGGGATCGTTGCCGGTCACGTCCCAGCGGCAGGTGGCTTGTGGCTGCTCGAAGAACCCGCGGACTTCGAGGAACTTGGTTGGGGCTGGTGGGCCGCTCTGCGGGGCCTGCGATCCGCCCTTCTCCCAGTAGCACTCACGGAAGGCGAAGTGATCGCTGACGAACCCGCGGCCGTCGGAGTTCGGCTCTATGGCGTGACAGATGATGACCTCGCGGTAGAGGCCTGATCCATCCGCTATCTCAAAGGCGGACTTGGTCGAGTCGCTGACGTTGTCAATGCCCCAGCGATCCACGATCGCGCCGATGGTCATGACGAACTCGCGGTAGAGCGTGGTGGGGCGGTAGGCGCCGTCCACGTCAACGAAGTACTCCCCGGCGCACGGAGTGTAGCAGTTGATGACTGTGTCGAAGTCCTCGTAGAGCAGGTTCGTGGCGGTGCCGAAGATCACGAGGTCGAGATACCATGTGGCCATGGCGTTGTAGAAGTTGCTCTCGTGGAACACCATACGCATGATGCGCTTGCACTCGGAGAGCCACAGTGACTCGGGTGTGGTGCCTGTGTCGTCGAGGTAGCCGATGGAGAAGTTGAACCATGGCCGGGTGGGCGAGGTCTTGCCACTCATCAGGCCCGCAGCGAGGTTCCGCGCGACGAGGTAGCCGGTGCTGTCGATAATGTGTTGGTTGATCGGCGACCCGCGATTGAGTTGGTTCGGGCCGATGAACCAGCGGTAGCGCCGCGGGAGGTAGAAGTTGGCAAGCTCGCCCCAGTGGGTCCACCACGAATAGCGGGTGGTGCGAAGGGTGGTGATCCGGCCGTTGACGTAGCGAAGATAGGCGGTGTTGCTCACTCGGCGCTCCCCTCGGCAGCTTCCTCAGCCGGGCTCTCACTCGCTTCGTGGGTACTGCCGTCGCCCTTGCGTGGCTCATCCCCGGGCTCCCTCGCGGGCCCACGGTTTGGCACTTGCATCGGGTCACTCGGCGAGGGCATAAACAGCCGCCCCTCACCATGCATGTCCCCTGCCGCCACCGCCAACCACACCGGGTCGATCTTCGGCGCAGTGCTAGGCACTCGGAGCCCGGCTTCGAGCTTTGCCTCCTGCGTTAGCTGGGGTGCGGCGATTGGCATCAGGACCCGAGGAAGGTTTTGCCGGAGCTTGCGCCCGGGCTGGTGGGAGCATTGGCCGTGGCGTCACCGCCGAGGAAGGTCGGCTGGGTAGATTTGATCTTGGGCTTGGTGCCCTTGATCTCGCCCACGGTTACGGGCTGGGGGAGAGTGGGAATGGGCTGGGCAGCGGGGCTCACGGCACAAGCTCCTCGAAAGAGTGGCCGTTCCAAAATACAGCGCGATACTTTGGGTGGATGAATAGGATCGTGGCGTTGTACACAGTCCAACGTGTGCGCTCCGCATCCCAGCCGGGCGGGAACGTGCATACGAACTTGGCGTTGAGCCGTGTCACGCTGCGCTCTCCATCGGGTCGTATTCGTACTCGGCCACAGCGGCTCGGCGGGTTTGGTGCGGGCCCCCGGCGAACTCGGATACTTGCAGCGGGTAGGCGAAGGTGAGGGCGAGGGCATCTGCGTCGTCCGGGGACTTCGCGCCACGCGACTCCATGTCCTTCTTGCTCTCCAGCACAATCTCCCCACGCGGGTTGAACGTGTAGTTCACCGAGATGAGTTGCTGGCGGAGGTCCGGGTCTTTCGGGAGGCAGCCTGTTTTGATCCACTGGCGCATCGCGCCCCACATCGCGGCTCGCTTGTTGGCGTAGCGCTCACCGGCGTTGCCTGTGGGGTAGCCTCGGACATCGTCTTTTCCTCCGGCTTGGACGTCCTCGCAGTGGAGTCCTCCAGCGCGGAGTTGGTCAACGACGCCACCACCGACACCCACGCCATCGACAAAGATGCCATCAGGCCGGAACTCGGCATGGGCGGAGACGACTCTGGAAGCCAGCTCGACCGTTGACAGTCCTTGGTAACGACGGCGGGGGAATGTCGCGGCGTCGCGGCCTTTTCGAAAATATAACACGGT